CGTAGCCGGAGCCGGAGCCGGAGCCGTAGCCGTTGCCGTAGCCGTAGCCGTTGCCGTCGCCGTAGCCGGAGCCGTCGCCGTAGCCGGAGCCGTCGCCGTCGCCGGAGCCGGAGCCGTAGCCGGAGCCGGTATTACGCGGCGCCAGGAATGTCATGATGTCTTCCTCTAAGCGGTCCATACCTTCACGGCGTTGATAGAGTCGATGGCCTTGTCCGTGCAGGGGATGATCTCGATGACGCCCGCGACCATCATGGAGGGGACGGTAACGGAGAACTTGCACTGCTGCGGGGCTTTCACTCCGTTCATGGCGAGCTCGGAGAGGGATGCTGCGCCGTTCCAGTACCAGAGGCGGCGGCAGTCATTGATGGTAACGATGACCCCTGCGGGGGTGTTTTCCTGATTGGTGACCTCGCCGAAGAAGACGCCGGCGGAGTAGGTCCTGATGATTGATTTTGACATTGTTGCTTGTATTGAAGTGTTAAACGATGAATATGTCGATAGGATCGTCGTCCAGGGCGTCCACGGGTTCGCGCAGGCGCTTCAGGGCGTTGAGTGAGAGACGGATCTGGTCGGAGGCCACGGCGTCGGTGCAGACGCTGCGCCGGGCGTTGACCTTCTCCAGGCGGTCCATCACCTTCTCCACGGTGTCCCCGATGACGTCCGGGGAGGCGAAGCGGTCGATGTCGTGCGAGAGTGCGTACGCGAGTTCCTGGCGTGCCTTCGCCACTTCCTGGGCGACGGGGTCGGTGGTGGAGATCTGCGCGAGTGCGGCCTTGTCGGCGATGGCGTCCAGGCGCTGGAGGAGGAGTTGTGCGAGTGCTAACATTGGGCGGTGTGTTAAGTGTTAAACGCTGACGATGAGGTCCCGTCCGGTGGCCTTCTGCCCTGCGAAGCACATCTCCAGCAGGCGGCGCTTGGTCTTGAAGACGGGGGAATAGTTGAGGACGGCACCGATGCCCCGGAGGCCGTTCTGGCGGCGGTACTGCTTCGCGGCGTATTCCTTCGCAGCCTTCCAGTGCTCCTCGCCGATGGAGAAGAGGTCGCGCTCGATGCAGCCGTCCATCGCCATCGCGCAGTAGCCGTCGAGGTGGTCGTCGGCGAGGCGTCCCGTGTCGCGGTACTCGCGCCAGAGTACGTTGATGGCGCGCACGGTGGCGGCGCGGTTGAGTTCGTCCACTTCCGCGCGGGTGAGCGACGTCGTCGACGGATCCTGCCGGTTTCCCCGGCGGTAGTTGCGGATCGCCTCCTTCCGGAGGTCCCCGTTGACGTAGTTCGCCAGCCAGCCGAAGATGACGGCGGTGTTGGGCTTGGTGCGTCCTCCGAGCTCGCCGGCCACGCCGGACTCGCAGACGAGCACGAACTCCTGGGAGGTGATGTACGGGTATGAGCGCAGGATCTTGTCCGTGACGTCCTTCACCATCTGCTCGTAGAGGATGGCGTCGGGGAGTGCCACGTCAGCGAGCCCGTAGGCGCGGTCGACGCCTGAGCGCACGGCCTCGGTGGCGTCCTCCTGGCGGTAGGTATTCATCGCGGGGTTGCTCGCCGCGATTATGATGTCACGCGTGTCCATTACTTCCGGTATTTGGCGGCGATGGCCTCGATTTTCGCGTCGAGTTCCGCCGTGGTTGCTGTGACCTTCCTCCCCTGCGGCTGCTGGCCGTTCACGCGCTGTCCTGCCTCCTTTGCGTTCTGGAGGCGCTGCGCGGTGATCTGCTCCTCGCGGAGGCGGGTGACGCACCACGAGAGGATGGCGCGGTAGTGGCTGGCGTAGCGCTTGCGCGGGTGGTTGACGAGGTAGTCGTCGAGTATCTCGCAGAGGCGGTGCGCGTCCGCTGCGCCGAAGCGCTCGACGAGATTTGCGTGCTCGTCCCGTGACATCTCCACCTTATCCCCGAAACGGTACATCTCCTCACGCGCGCGCGAAGAGAGTGTGTCTATATCTTTTCTTCTCTCTTTACTCTCTTGAGAAGAGGGGGTGTGGGGGGGAAGGGTTCGGTTTTCCGAACGGTCCGTTCGGTTTTCCGAACGTTCGGTTTTCCGAACGGTATAGTGTGGACGCCCTTCCCTATCGTCCCGATCCAGGTAGCCTTCCTCCACCAGCGCCTTCAAAATATCGGACGCCTGGCCGCGGCTGACACCGCACCACTCGGCCACATATCCGAGGCTGCCGTGGTAGTCGCTCTCCGCGTCGCGGCTGAAGGAGTAGACGAGCGCGTACACGAGGAGCCTCGACCCTCGCAGGCCGAGCTCCAGCATGTCGCGCGTGATGACGATGTAGTCTTGTTTCATATTGCCTCCATGACTTTAGTCCAGACGACGTCCGTGATGGACGCCTTGTAGTATTGGTTGCAGGCAGACTCGCAGGCCTTGCGGTCGAAGCCCTGGGCGGCCCACGCCACCAGCTGGTTCCGGATGTTGATGTCGTTCGGCATCATGGTGACGGGGCGGAACTTCCCGCCGGTCTGCTGCCCCTGCTGCTGCTGCTGCGCCTGCTCGCCGCCCTGCGTGTACTTGGTATTGTCCTTCGCCCAGTAGATGTCAGCGCCGATGCCGAGTTTCTTGCATGCCACGGAGATAGCGTCCGTCTCCGCCATTTTGAAGGCCTCGTCGTTGAGTTCAGCGCCGCGGCCCTTGCCCGCGTACTTGCTGCCTCCGATGCCCTCGATGGGTGCGGACCATTCCCCGCCCTGCTTGACGTAGAGTTCCACGCGGACCCAGGCGACGCGCTCGGCGTTGCCGCCGATGACCTGCTCGTCGCTCCAGTGTTCGGTGATCTTGGTGTACCAGCCGAAGCCGATGGGACCGAAGCGCTCCGTGAGCACCTTGATGCGCCACATCGGGTTGATGTCGGTCTTGCCGTTGAGATTGCCGCCGCTGATGGTCTTCTGCGCGGTATGCGGCACTTCCCTCCATGAGTTGTAAAGGTCGAGATTTTCCATGTGTTATGAGTGTTGAGTTGATGTTGCAATCAATATCCGAGAATCTGCTCGTCGGTGTTTTGGCCGTAGTAGGACGGGGAGCAGCCCGCGTGTTTCAGGCGTGGGATGGCCTCCTCGTAGACGGACTCCACCTTGAAGCCGAGGATCTCCGGATGCTCGGCATTGGCGAAGGCCTGCGCTTCCTTGTAGGTCCAGAAGCAGACAGTGGTGAAGCGGCGCCATAAGTCCCAGCGGGACACGAGGTACGAGTAGCGGACCACCCAGTGCCAGAGCGGGGTGAAGTCAACGTCTGCCATAATCGTCGAGTGCTTCGATGTCCTTCACGTCCCACTGGGCGCGGCTGACGAGCAGGAGCAGTCCGGCGGTGAGAAGGTGCCAGGGGTTCCAGATGAGGGCGCAGACGGCCAGGATGACCGCGAGGGCGGTCCAGACGATGCGGTGCAGGCAATTGATAATGTTGCACAAATCCTGCAACTCGCACCGCGTAAGGTGGTGGTAATAATTGTTTTGCATACTATCTGATTTTTAGTTCTGCGCGGGCCTCGTCGCTGGCGCGCAGGGCGAGGATCGCGGAGACGTTATACATCTTCTTGGAGTTCCGGGCGACGCCGGAACGGTGCGGCATGATGCGTCCTTCCTCGACGGCGCGGCGCATCCAGGCGCCGTAGGTGCGGAAGGCCTCGCGCTCGGAGATCTCCCCGGATGCGAGTCCCTGGCGCTGGAGGGCGATGGTCGCTCCCAGTTCGGCGGCGGTGGCGATGAGCCTTTCGAGGTTGGACGGGTTCATGATACGCGGGTGATAATATAGGTCCGGGTGGGACGGTCGAGGTGGGACCTGAAACGGCGGTCCAGGGTGAAGGACATGTCCGTGACGTAGCGGCGGACGGTTCCGTAGGCGTAGGCGTCCACGGGGACCCGTATCTCGTCTCCGACGGCCATGTTCTTGACCTGCGTGAGGAGTGGTGTGTTGTTGCTCATATCGTCAAAAATGTTTGGGTGCGGGGGCCGGAGTCGGACCGGCTAATGTCCCAGGTTTGCATCTCGTCTATCCGTTCAACGAAGCTATCCCCGCACTTTTATAGGTTTGCCAAGACCTTTATGATAGATTGTTCAAGATGTACTGCTTGTCCTTCTCGTTCAGGTCGATGCCCTCGCGGAGTTTGAACTTTGTGATATAGTTCTGGCCGGCGAGGTCCACGGCGATCTTGTAAGAGTCCTCGCTGCCGCAGTCGTCCGCCACGATGGCGAGGTGCTCGGCAGCGAAGGTGAGCTTCTCCTGGAGTTCGTCGAGTGCCTTATTCGCGGCGTTTAGCTGGCGCTCAACCTTCAGGGCGTGCTCCAGGACTTCGTCGAGGATCTTCGAGTGACCGTGAAGCTTGTAGTCATCGCAGAACGCCTCCTTGTCCAAGTCGGTCATCATATAAAGCGGGTTGATCTTGGAGTTGAACATCTCCTCGGTGCAGTGGTTTCCCATCAGCGTTTCGTACTCGTGCCGTAACATAGTGGTTTCGTGTTAGAAAATTTTTATATTTGTGAATAACCTACCGCAAATATAGTAATTTTTTCTAACATTCAAAAAATTTTCTAACTTTTTTCTAAAATCTATGGAACTTGCCGAAAAACTACGCATCCTCCAGGATGCCTACGACCACCTCCTCCGGAACGGAGTCGTGAAGTCAAAGGGGGATTTTGCCGAACTGACCGGCACCAGCCGGAGTTCTATGAGTTCGGCGTTCAGCGGAAACGAACTCTACCTGACGGATAAACTCATCAGCCGGGTGATTGAGATCGCGGGACAACAGCCGAAGACGGACGGACACACTGTCCCCCTCTTCCCCTTCAGCGTCCGCGCGGGCGCATCCCTGAACGACATATCCGAGGGGATGACGGACGCGGCCTGCGAGCGCATTACGTCGCCTGTACGGGGCGCGGAGCTCGCGATGGAGGTAGTGGGCGACTCGATGGCTCCGGCCTTCCCTGCGGGCGCGCGCGTGCTCCTGAAGCGCGTCCAGGCGGACACGTTCATCGCCTGGGGCGAGGTGTACGTCGTGGACAGCGTCAACGGCCCCGTCCTGAAGCGCATAATGCCCACCGACACGGAGGACGTCTGGGAACTCCGCAGCGACAATCCGGACTACCCTCCCTTCCGCATACGCACCGCGCACGTCCGCGGCGTGTGGCGCGTATTACTGCGGATGATCCAGTAGGCCGTACCTCTCCCGCAGGATGTCCTCCATCCACGGCGCCCAGCCCCGGAAGGAGTTGCTTATCCACACCACGCGGTCCAGAGCCTCGCGCACCTGGGCCGGGGTGGCCTTGTGGTCCCACACCTTGAACTGCCACACGCTCCCCGGCTCCTCGACGTGCTCCGCAGGAACGTCCGGGAAGAAGGTATTGAAGTACAGCTGCTCCACAACGTAGGAGGTGTCGTCGCAGTGGTAGCGGTCATAGGTCTCCAGCAACTTGTCCCACTCGTACCACACCGGCAGGTGACAGACGAAGTTCCGCGTCTGGAGGCCCGCCTTCGCGAGCGCGCCGCGCGTCTTCCAGTTGTCCTGCACCCAGGCGTTCCAGCGGATCCCGCGGTCGGTGATGTCGTCCCGCCGCACCTTCAGGCGCTGCACGTCCGCCAGCGTGAAGTCACGCACGGCGTAGATGTCGTCGCAGGTGTAGATGAAGCCCTCCGCCTCCGGGTAGTGCCTGCGGACCTCCCGGAACTTGTGGACGTGGTCGAGGTGGGCGTGGTACTGGCGGCAGCCCTGCGGGAGCACGACGCGCGGGCAGGGGATGAAAGTGACGCCGTCGATGCGCGGGTCGTCGCCGACCACGACGATCTCGAAGTCCTCCTTGAAGTGGCGGCGCCATCCGGCGACCGCAAGCGCCAACTCGCAGCCCTGGGCCGCGCTGGCGAGGTAAGGGATTACGACCTGGATCATATATAAAGATTCTTGTTCTCTTCCAGCCACTGCGCCGGGTCTTCGCCGTTCCAGCTTCCGTGCCCGTAGTGCTCGACGAAGCGCCAGATGTTCCGGCTCCGTCCGGTGAGCTGCGCGGCGTCGCAGTCCGCGAGGAACGAGGCGCCGGTGTCCCAGAACTGCCGCGGCTTCAGTTTCCACGATCGCTCCGGGTCGAAGTACCGGACGCCGTGCGAGCGGCACAGCGGTACGTTCAGCCAGCAGAGCATCGGCAGCAGGCGCGGGATGCGCTCGCGCGCCACCCAGCGGTTCGCGTAGCACGTCCCTGACCATGCCACGGAAGGGTCCGCCAGCGGTGACGGGTCCGCCTTCAGGAGGCAGTCGGAGTCCATGAGGATGAAGCCGTCCGGGAGGAGGTCGAAGAGCTCGTCCACGCTGCGCGCATGCTTCGCGGACCCGTGACCGTTGCAGGTCGGCACGCGGTCCGGGAACTGCGCCAGGAAGGCGTCCCAGTCGATGACCCGGCCGGCGGTGTTGTCGATGTAGGAGATGTTGCTGGACCACGGCCGGAAGGGCCGCTGGTCGGAGTTGTCGAAGACGGTGACGTCCGCGTCCGGGCAGTGCTTCCGGACGGAGAGAATGGCGGCGCGCGTCAGCTCCGGGGTGTTATAGTGTACGATGGCGATGTCCATACATACGCAAAGGGCGGGAACCTCACGGCCGCCGCCCCGCCCTTGTAGATTAGTAGTACGATGTTATGAAAAAAGCATTTCAATGAAAAAACGCAGACCGGGACGTCTCCGCCGCGGCCTGCGCCAAAACTAATAACCGTTCATGAAAGATGAGATCTATCTGGAATGAAAAGGGCGCACCCTCACGGTGCGCCCTCCTCGTAGATAATCAATTTATGGAACTTACAACTCTCATTCAATGACAAAACGGGGCCGCATCACTGCGGCGCCCGTCCTTGTAAATCCAAATCACACATGAAGATAAAAGAATGTTGCTCATAGACGAAAAGCGGGGACGCATCGCTGCGTCCCCTGCCCACTGAATCTCCTTAATCCTTTAGAAATGGCTTTCTTTGCTCTCCATAGACAAAAGGACGGGATGCACTGCTGCACCCCGTCCACGCTCAACACTCATTTAATCACTGAAGACGATCTCTATAAACAAAAAAACCGGGACGCTTCACAGCGGCCCGGAAAAATTATCCTATGAATCACGATTTAATCTATCTATATAATAGCGCCGCCCGTCCGTTTGGAAAGGTTCACCAGCAAAAAAGTTGCAAAACCTTCGCATTCGCCCCGTTTATGAGGTCCCAGTCGCGCTCCGCGTAGATGTCCGTCAGGGCGTAGTCGCCGACATGGCAGAGGCACTCGTCCACCAGGGCCTTCTCCACGCCCGCCTTCCGGGCCAGCGTCGCCCAGGTGTGGCGCGCGGCGTAGAAGGTGAAGCGCTCCACGCCGTTCTTCGAGCACCACCTCGCCAGCGCCCGGTTCACCTTCGCGGAGGCGATGTCCTTGTCCGGGTCGACGTCGTGCAGCGCGGGCAGCCACCACGATGCCCCTGCGGGGCCACCAAGACGCCGTACGCGCTTACATACGCACGAAGGGAGGTACACTACCATCTGCGCCCTATCGGCCCGCCTGGTGCGCGTTTTCTGCCGGTTGTAGGTCCAGACTCCGTCGCGCGGCGGAACGGCACCGTAGAGGTCCGCGAAATTCGCGCCCATGCACGCGAAGGAGAGGACGAAGGCGTCCAGGGCGATGCGCTCCATCGGGTCGTCCGTCTGGGCGTCGATAATCCGCTGCATGAGCTCCGCGCCGAGGTTCTTCTGCCCATCCGGGGGCGGCAGGTGGTACTCTATGCGCGAGAACGGATCGCGCGGTATGAGGATGCGCCCGGTGTCCTCGTCATTGTAGCGCGCACGCGCCGCGTCGTAGACGTGCGCCAGCTTCATGACGTGCCGGCTGCCCGTGCCTCCCCCGCGATCCTTGCTCGTCTCCACCAGCCTCCCCTCCTTGTGGGACCACTGCATCTTCTTCCCGGCATCCACGTCCTCCATGAAGTCCAGGACCAGCCGCCGCGTGATGTCGTTGACATCCAGCTCGCGCCTGCCCAGGTAGCGGGCGAAGGCGTTGAGCGCGCCCTCGTAGTTCCGGCGCGTGGTGGGAGCCTTGCACTGGATCCACGAGTCCGCGAATGTGAAGTAGTCCAGGCGGAAGGAGTCCGCCTGCATCGTTGCGCGGATGTGGTCCACTATCCAGTCCACGTCCGCCGCCTCCAGGTCGAAGGGGTTGACGTCCGAGAGCGCAGCGCGCATCCGCGTGACGAGTTCGTCGCACTTGTTCCGCAGGTCCGGCGACTTGATGTTCAAGGATCGGGTGAGGTCGGACGGCCTCGCCCAGAGGGAGGTGGCAAGTTTGCGCTGCTTCCGGTGGTGGGTGATCCGGATCTTGACGTTGTAGGTGCCGTCCTGGCGCTTGTGGTTGGCGTAGACGACGGCCTTGAAGGTTGGCATACTATACTGGTTTGAGCAACATCCCGGATGTGGTAAACTTCCGAGCAACATTTCAGCGCAAAAATACGCATTTTTCGCGCAATTTTGCAAGGGCTTCCCGCGTCATCCGCGCGGATATGCCCTCCTGCTGCGGTGGGTGGCCGTTCTGCGGTGATATTTGGTTAGAATTGCATGGTCCCCTCGCAGAGATGCGCGGGGACTTGTTTTTGCCCGTTTCCGCCCCTTCCGTTGAGCAACATCCGATAAAATACTGCAAAAAAGACGGCCCCCGGCGTGCTGCCTGCGGGACCGTCTTCGATAGTATGCACCACAAAGATAGCGATTATTTCCGGATCTCAAAATATCCCAGGCGGTACTGGATGCCGATGCCGGCGTAGGGAGTCACGCCTCCGGACCCGTAGCCCACGCCAGTCTGCACTCCCCAGCTCCAGCGGGAAGGCTCGATCCTTTGCGTCGTGGAGATGGTCACGGTCTTGCGGTAGACTTCGATGTAGTCCAGCGACGGATCCACGCCGGACACCACGGCCCGGTAGGTGCTGTCCTGGTAGACCTTCTCGTCGCGCGGCAGCTGCGCCCAGACGGTGTCGGTCTTCCCCGGCACCGGCACGGGGACGCGGACGGTGTCGACCGTCCTGACGGTCACATACACCGGCGCCGTGATGCGTATGGTGTCCCGGAGGTATAATGTGTCGGTCCGCGTCTCGATGACCGTCACGGGGTCCGTATCGCGAGCGTAGCGGATGCCCGCGCAGACGCACACGGACGCGGCAGCGACTGCCACGGCTATGGTGCGGATGACGGTATGCCAGGACGGGCTCATGCCTGGATGACGAGGTTCTGCCGACGCTGCCGGCCGTCGTTGCTCTTCAGGGCGATGTGCAGCCACCGGTCCCCCTTCACCTGCTCGTCGATGCACTGGTCGTACCGGATGCGGTTGTCCTCCAGCCACCCGGCCGCGAAGAGGATGAACTTCGCGGTGCGGCGCTTGTCGCTGGGACGGATGTCCGCGGCCCAGCCCTCCAGGTGTGCGGAGTTGGAGACGCCGCCCACGGCCTTGTTCAGCCCCTTGCAGCGGAAACCGGAGGTCACGACCAGCGGACCGCCCCACGCCTCGCGCAGGGGGTCGAGGATCTGCCGGCGCAGCTGGTCCAGGTGCGCCACCTGCTCGAAGGTCGGGGTGTTGTCGATGCCCTTCGCCTTCGCGGCGTCGCTGGCGATAAATTCGTGGAGTTCAAAGTAGCTCATCGTCACGCCTCCAGCTGTTTCACCTTCGCGGAGACGTACGGCCATGCCATAGCGGCCACGCACGCCACGCATGCGGCGATGAAGTGATACTTTGAGGATATGGCGACGAGCACGCCGCCGATGGCGCCCACGATGTACGCGCAGATCTGCGCGAAGCACCAGGCCTTAGCGATGATTTCTTTCCAATTCATCTCGTTCAAGTCTTTCAATCTTGCCCTCGAAGCGTTTGAGTTTGATGTCGAAGGACGTCTTGATGCCGAGGAGGGCGCCGGCAAGGACGAGGAGCTCCGACACGATGGAGATGGCGCTGCTGGCTATCTCCCCCAGCGGCGGGATGACGAAGAGGCACACCGCCGCGATGAGCACGCCGCAGGTGAACGACGCGATTGCGAGGCGCGACTGGATGATGGTGAGGTCTTTTGCTGCTGCCATGTCTTATCAGTTTTATACTTCGGTCCAGCCGTACACCCCCGGCTCGTACACATTCGCGGGGATCGTGCTCTCCCAGTGGCTTCCGTTGTGGCTGACGTGGGCGCCCAGTGCGTAGGCGTCCTCGCTCCCTACCGGCTGTCTCCACTCCGGCCACTCCTCGATGCTCACCTCCACGAACAAGCTCACCGCGGTGTCCGGCGTCCATTCGCTCGCCGCCGTGTGTGCCTGGATGACCTTCCACAGCTTCCCGTCGTACCAGAGGCGGTCCCCCACTGCGACGGCTTCCTCTATCTTCGACGCCCATGTCGGGAAGAGAGCCGCCACGGCGAGGGCTTCCTCGTCCGTCAGCTCCTCCGTCTCCGTGGACAGCATCCGCTTGACGGCATCGAGGATTGCCCCGTACCCCGGCTCGGTCGCGGGCTGGGGAGGAACTACGGGGGGAACATATACCTGCCACCCTGCGGCGGCTATCTGCTCTGCGCTGGGGTTGCTCACCCACTCGCCTCCGGGCATCTGGATGGACTTGCAGTAGCTGAGGACCTGCTGTCCGCCTATGATTTTGTAGTAAATCGTTGCCATATCGTCTTTGCTTTAGGACGGGATGCTCCCGTCAGGGTTGAGTTCGTAAAGGTTGTTTACATACCAAGTCCATGAACCGGACGCCTGATAAGCCGCGAGGATGCTGTGGTCCGAGGAATAAGGGACATATATCTTCTTCTGCTTTGCTGAGCCCAGCGGCTCATAACCTCCGGACGGCGGTGTCGTCGCCCGGCATACGAACACTGCATCGTTGGCGCTGCCGAAGAAGCAGTCCTCGCTGATGTATGTCACGGTCGACGGCATGTCCGCGAAGGTGATGCCAGCGCGGCTGAACGCTCCCCATCCCAATGTCGTCAGGCCCTCCGGCATGATGATTGACGCCAGATTGCTGCACCCGCTGAAGGCATCATTGGGGACGCTGGTCACGCCCGTGAAATACTGGAACTCGTCGAAGGAGGTTATCTGGGTGTTGCCGTAAAAAGCGAATCCGATGCTCGTCACCCTCGCTGCCTGGCTGGGCGTGATGCCCACGCCGTCGCCCCAGTTGGTCGCGCATATCTGCTCAACGACCGGGTCGGCGAACACGATGTATTCCTCCCGCGTCGGGGGGAGCATCATCGCCCTACGTCTAAGTAAAAGGTCTCTCATACTACGAGGAAGGTGCTATGTCGAGGAAGGCCCCGACGGAGTTCATGATGCTGATTTCGTAGTAGTGTCCCGCCTCGACGGTGGGTGCGCTGCCGCCGTTCCACGATATGCCGCTGGGCCAAGTGATGGTGGGCGCGGTGCTTCCAGCCGTGAACGTCCAGAAGTAGTGGTTGACGATGCCGGAGACCGCAGAGGCCATCGCGAATGTCACAGTTCCCGTCAGCACACCGAGGTCATAGACCACGTTAGGCAGGAACCCTCCCTGCGGCTGGGAACTGCCTACGGTAGGATGAATTTCCGAGTACACACCACCGGACTTCACCAAGTTGTTGCTATTCGCCGTGGGGGTGTTGTCAACAGTAGGTAGTTGGGGGATGCCATAGTAGCTGTTCCCTACCTTCAGCCCCGCCAAGTCCGTGGGCGTAGTTCCCGACGGCACGGTGGGGTTCGCCTCGACCGCATCGGGGATGGTCGGCGTGTCGCTAATGAGAGAGTACGGGAGCTTGTGCGAGGAGTCAATCGTCGGTTGCTTGCCCGCAAGCAAATTCGTCAGTTCGGTGTTAGTCGGAAGGTCGCTCAACTTGCTCACCAATCCCGAAGTGATGCCGGAATTAAGGGCCGCCCACTGCGCCGCAGTGAAGCCGGAGTTGTTCAGCGCGTACTCAAACGCCCACGCGCTCCCGTTATACTTGTACCTCTCGACCCGTGCGATTTCCGTAGGGGTTGCATCAGAGGTCGGAATCTGCACGAAGGCGTAGTCGTTGTTGTCTGCCGTGGAGATAGCCGTGCCGAGGGCCGTTGCTATCTGGGACTGCGTGGCGGCGGTGGTCAGCGAAAGGTCGGAGACAAGGTTGTACGAGCCTCGATAAGTTGCCGTTGCCGTGCTGATGCTCGAATTGACAAACGCCTTGTCCGCGAGTTGGTTGGATGCGGATGCCGCAGAAGGAATTACCTCGGTGATGGGGGTGAGGTCACTGGGCTGAACAGCAGTATCAGCCTTATCAAGGGAGGTTTGCACACCACTCGCAAGGTCGGAAGCAGGAATACCCGTCCCTGGCTTCTGATAGGCCGTGTCAGCCGCGCCGAGGGAGTTCTGAACGCCTTGCGCAAGGTCGGTCTTGGGAATACCTCCCTGCGGCTTGTCGTACTTGTTCCCGAAAGCTGTGACGAGCGACGCGGTAATCCCGGAGTTGATAGCCGCCCATTGGGAAGCCGTAAAGGACGAGTTGTTTAACGACCACTCATAGGCCCATGCCGTCCCGTCGAACTTGTAGCGGTCAACGCGGGCAATCTCCGAAGGCGTTGCGTCAGCGGTCGGAATCTGCACAAAGCAGTAGTCGTTGTTGTCAGCCGTTGCGATTTCCGAAGCGAGGGCCGTTGCCACCTGCTCCCGCGTTGCGCTCGTCGTGAGGTGCAAGTCGCTGACGAGGTTGTAAGTCCCCCGGAAGGTCGCCGTTGCCGTCCCGATGGACGAGTTCACGAAGGCCTTATCCGCGAGCTGGTTCTGGGCCGACGCCGCAGCTGGGATGAGTCCGTTGATGTCCGCGATGTCCTGCACGGCTGCGTCGGCGTTTTCCAGGGACGTCTGGACGCCGGAGGCGAGGTCGGCCTTCGGGATGCCGTTCTGCGGCTTGCTGTAAGTCCCTGCCCCGATGTTGGTGCGCGCTTGTGCCTTCTGCTCCGTGGTGAGCGACTGCTCCGTGTATTTCACGGCGTCAGCGGTACCGCCCTGGATCTCGATGTTTCCCTCGCCTTCGATAGGCGTATTGTTGATGGTCTTGAGCTTGATGTCCACCGCCTTGCCGGACGGGGTGACCTCCGTCCCGTTGACCTTCACCTTCTCGATGACGTTCACCTGGGCGCCGGCGGCGATATTGCCGAGTTTTGTCTTGTCGGTATTGGTGAAATCGTTTTCGGAGAGTCCCTTGCCCTCGACCTTGTCGACCTTGTCGGATACGGCCTCCAGACGCTCGTCCATCTCCGGACCGGTAAATTGTGACTGATATACTGCCATATTGTCAGTTTTTAATAGTTTCGTATGATGACGTCCGGCGCGGCCTTCTCCCAGCCGTCCGGCAGGTCGGACTGGTCCACGACATCAGCGCAGCCGCCGTTCGCCACGACAAGGATGACGGAGCAGAAGACGCCCGCGCACTCGTCGGTGAAACGCTGGTTGAAGGTCGTGAACTCGTAGGTCTCCGGCTCGATGCCGCGGTCACGCAGGACCCGCAGCACGTTCTGGAGCGTCTCGATGCCGACGCTCTGCACCTCGACCTGGTTCGCGAGGTCGGCGCGCAGGCGGTCGACGTAGTACAGCGTGAAGGCGTACCGCATGAAGTCGTCGTTGATGTCCGCACGGTGGCGGCCCTGGACCCATGCGAAGGTGCCGAAGCGCGCGTCGGCGTAGGAGTTCAGGCGGAAGATGTCGTTCTCCACGATCATCGCCACGGACGGCTGCTCCGCCGCCGCGTCCTCGATGGTGCGTATGAGTTCCAGCAAGTTCATCGCCTCGTGCATTTAGCCGGTGATGACATCTTGCCGCGGGCGCCTCCGAGGAAGATCCCGCAGGAGGCGGCGCTGTAAAGGTTCGAGCGCATGCGCTGGCAGCAGGCCTCCGTCAGCTCCGGGAAGCTGGCGCGGTTCGCCAGGAGCCACGTCTGGAGGTCGTAGCAGCGGGCGTCCGCCTTCGCCTGGTAGTAGCCCTTCACGGCCGCGAGTTCGTCGGGAGTCGCGACCTGGAGGTTCTCGTCGCTGGACTTCGCCACGCCGAAGTTCGTCAGTTTGTAGGACTTGTAGACCACGTCCGCGAGGGCCGTGTAGGCGAGGAAATACTGGCAGCGGTCCACCAGCTCCTTGTAGTCGCCGGCCAGGGCCTCATCCTTGCGCAGCTGCTCCAGCTTCGCGAGAAGCGGTCCGCCGATGATCCCGCGCAGCGCCACGTCCTGCGCCTCGACGATGGCGCTCTGGAGGTACTTCCCTGAGAGGTTGTCCGAAGCGTTCGTGCAGGACTTGACGAAGTCCTCGGACGTCAGTAGATACTTCTTCGCTGCCATAGGTCTATGCGTCATTTGCGCCGCCGCTGGTGAGCGCGAACGGCTGGATGGTGAGTACGCCCGTCTGCCCGCATACGCGCTCGAAGGCGGCGATGATGCGGTCCTGCACGGGGGCGATCTGCGTGCGGTTGTAGAGGTCGAAGGCGCTCCGGTACTCCTCGGACGAGAAGCCGAGGTTCTCGGTCGGTATGCCGAAGAGGTTGGGGTTCGCGCGGAAGCTCGTGAAGATCTGCTGGCGGCTGCGCTTCGCAAGTGCGTCATAGCGCGCGCCGAAGTCCTCGGTATGCAACTCCTGGATGAGGGCGGAGTGCTGGCGGTCCGGGGCGAAGGAGAGGATGACGCGGCCGGCGTTGTCCTTGCCGCTAAATTTCTCGGTGAAATCCTTTTCCACCTCCGCCTTGAGGTCGTCCGCCGGGACGCCGTTGCACAGCTGGATGAAGGCGCTGGCGGCGAACTCGTTGTTGATGCCGTTGAGGTGGTACTCGTCGATGCAGCGCTCCGTCTCGCACGCCTTCACGGCCTGCGCGAAGAGCGGCATCGGGTACACCTGCTTCCGGGTGTTCTTGACATAGATGACGGACGCGGCGTGGCGGTCCTGCTCCTCCGGCGTGAGGGTGGCCCACTTCTCCGCGATGTCAGGCATGAAGGACGGGTACTCCTTCTCCGGGCGTCCGCCCTTGCCCCACTTGTCACTCCACCAGAAGACGCTGACGTCCTCGTTGGTGCGGATGTCCTCGACGTCGAGGTTGTAGATCTCCGCCGGACGGCCGTCGCGGCCGCGGATGACCTCCAGGGCGAAGCCGCCGTAGATGAACCAGTCGAGGGCCATGCCGCGCACGATGTCGACGGCCATGTCGCCCTTCTTGTTGCACCTGCCCTCCGGGAAGAGCGCGGAGACGAGCGTCACGGCGTTGCCGGCGACGTAGTCCACGGAACCGTTCACGATGGATCCGAGCGTGGCGACGTCACGGTAGAGGCCGAGGATGTAATCCGGGTACTTGTTGCCGGGTCCCCACATGACGATGTCCTTCCCGCGCTGCTTCGTCTCCGTCGCCGGGACGATGTTCGTCTCGACGTACTTGTCGACGGCGCGCAGGAGCACCGGGACGGCGCTGCGGACGGTGTCGGGGTTAGTCGTTGTATTGGTCATATTGTACGGTGTTTTCGAGTTCGTCGATGTCGGCGTCAGGGGTGCCGATGACAAGGAGGCCGGTGGACACCACCTCGCCGTCGATCTCGGCGGCGTATTCGTACTCTCCCTCGGTCATGCCTGCGGGGAGCATCACGCCGAAGGCATAGTAGAGGCGTGAGTTGTCCGGGATGTTCGGCAGTTCCCCGGGCGCCCCGGAGCCTGCCAGCACTATCTGGCGTCCGAGGGCGTCGCAGACATACAGTCCGTCGGCGTCCACGAGGTAGACGTAAGGGTCGCTGGTCAGCTCGATGGCCGGACCGCGGTCGATGGTGTTCACGACGTACACGCGCAGCGCGCCCGCCGTCTTGACGCCGTTGGCGGGGATGTAGACCGTCTGCGGCCTGGTTGTGTTCTTCAAATAAAGCATGTCGTGACAATAATAGCGGAAGGGCGCGGAACGGAAAGACAAAAAGCAAGGCCGGGGGCCGCCTGCCTCGCAGGTCAGTCCCCGGTCCGTACCGATAGAATGAAGAAGGGGCCGTCAGTCAATGATGCTGGAGAGGTCCACGCCGTCGGAGCCTCCGACGAGGATCTCCTTCGGGAAGGTGGAGTTGTTGTCCTCCAGGGTGATGGAGTAGCGGTTCGCGTCCGTGCGGGCGGTGCCCGTCTGGCCGTCTCCCGCGTTGGCGATCATCGGGTTCTCCTCGCCGAGGAACCAGTAAACGCCGTTCGCATCGCGGACGAGAGCGCGCAGGTCATTGACGGCCAAAGCACTCATCTCCACCCTTTTATTCGTCTCCATGCGGCTAAAAAGCATCGTCAGCAGGGTCTGCACAAAGTTCACGCCAGCGGCCACGTCGATGTTCAGCGTCGACTGCATCGAGGAGGTGCCGGGGCGGAAGTAGTACCTCTTGAATTTCTTGCCGGTGTCCATCGTGATGCCGGTCACCTTGTTCGAGGTGACGGTGATGGCGGTGACGTCGTCGAAGTTCGCGAGGTAGACCTCGGACACGCCTCCCATGCTGCTGGCGCAGTCCTGGGCGAGGCCGGATATGGTCTGGTTACATGCCATGATTTTGTCGTGTTAGAGGGTTAGGGAATACCCCCCGCCCGGTCAGGAAGCGGGGGTGGTGTTCTCGGCGATCTGGCCCAGGGCGGTGACGCCCGGAGCCGGGACGGCAGGAGCGGCGGCGAAGGTGCCGAGCACGATCTGCGCGGGGAAGTGGTAGGCGACGCCGGAGGCCCACTTGATCTGGTACTTCCAGATGCGGTCGTCGTTCGACCACCAGAGGTCGAACTTCTCCTCGTCGTTCTCCATGTCGGTGCCGTAGACGAGGTTGTCCGCGAAGGTGCCGATGATCTGGAGGGTGGTGGCGAGGCCGGGGGTCTTGATGACGCGGACGTCGCTGCCGGGGAGGATGAACTCGTCCGGGTTCTCGTTGACAGCGCCGGAGTGGTGGTAGAGGTTCAAGGCTACCATCTCCATGAGGAAGGCGCGGAAGATGGCGGGCGACACGAAGATGACGCCGCCCCTTTCGATGGTCTCCTCGGTCATGGAGGCATAGACGGACTGGATGCCGGCGAAAGCGCTGGATCCGGAGGCGATGTTGACGTCGACGACGGAGGCGTCGTTGTTCATCTGGTAGAGGAAGCCGTCGATGAGGTCGCTGCCGCTGTGGGCTGCGGTCTTGCCCTGCCAGATGATGGTCTCGATCTTCTTGTTGACCTGGTCGACGAGGGTGTCGATGATGTACTGCTCGTACGGGAGCTCGTTGTCGCGAGCGTTGACGCGGACGAGGTACTCGGCGTACTTGCCGAGGAGGGTCTCCGGGCAGATCTGGCCGTCCACCTTGTGGACCTTGACAGCGATGGTGCGCTCCGAGAGGGTGATCTCATCCAGCGGCAAGAAGCCGCAGGTGGAGCCGTCCTGGATGGTGGGAGATACGGCCAGGTAGTGGAGGTGCATGGAGCCCTTCACGCCGGTCTGGATGCCGATGCGGGAGCGGGTGTCGCGGTTAGCGAGACCGAAGCTGCCGATGATGAGGTCGCGGTTCTGCTCGACATATGCGGTCAGACCATCGACGAGGAAATTGGTAACTGGGGAAGGCATAATTTTGTTTGTTTTTTGAGGTTATTTCTTGCAATAGCGGGAAAGGTTGTCGAAGCGCTTGTTGCCGGTCTTGGACACGGCGGCGCCTTCGGCGACCTTTTTGTTCGGATGCTGGGCGAGGGGCTCGCGGGAGAGCTCCTCGACGCGCTGGCGGAGGGTGTCGTTCTCGGCGCGCAGGGCGGCGAGCTCGTCTTCCACGGGATCAGGGTCTGCTGCGGGTGCAGGATCTGCCGGAGCGGGGTCTGCTGCGGGCTCGTCCACGGGGACGAATACGCTCTTCACCTCGTACTGGTTGCCGAGGATGCACTCGCCGGCCTCGTCGAACTCCAGGTCGTAGTGCCAGTACTTCTCGCCGGCCTCGGACCAGACGCAGACGATGGCGTAGGTGTCACCGGCCTCGACGATGTACGGCCACTCGATGCCCTGGGCCTCCAGAGCTTTCACGATGGCCTGGTAGCGTTCCTCGTAGGAGGCCTCGAAAAGTTCACGGATACGGCGGTGGCGCGAGAGGGCTGCGCCCTCCTGCGGCGCGGGATCCTCGGCGGCAGGCGCCACCTCGGCCTCCGGGTCGCGGATGTCGGTCACGGCGCCGTCCACGACGACGATGACCTTGCCGTCCTCCGTGGTGTAGTCCCCGTCGGCCGCGGCGGTGCGGTTCCCGTCCGCATCCTCGATGTAGACGCGGTCCCCGGCCTTCAGGTCCTCGTCACCATCCCAGGCGAGCACGCCCTTGTCGGTGGTGACGGATGCAAACTTGGAGAGATACCTCCCCAGCTTGCGCAGTAGGTTGGTCTGGTTGAAACTCATATTTTTACGATGTAATGCTCGCATGATGCGCTCGAACATGCCGTCGGCGTCCTCGACCGCCTCCTCGACGTACGCGAGGCTGTTTTCCGGGGTGAGGGTGTAGAACACCTCCATCGAAAAGCCCTTGTAAGTGCCGTCCTTCACCGCCTGCCAGACCTCGTCGTTCTGGACGTGGTACTCGGCGAAGAGGGAGCCGTCGGCGATGTCCTCGAAGCCGGCGGGAGCGATGCCCTTCGCGCTGTCCTTGATGAACCACTGCACCAGGTGGACGTCCTCCTCATCGTGCCCGTCGTGCATGGTGTCTAAATTGTCGGCGCGGCCTTCGGTGAGGTACTTCTGCGCCATCTCCCGGATCGTCGAGGCGGGGAAGATAATATAGTGTTCGCCGAGTTTCTCGTCACGCCGGTACATGGGGAAGTCGGCGCGGGCCACGACACCGCGGACCAGGCGCTTCTCCTCGTCCTCGATGGCGAATAGCTGCGCCTTGCGCTGCGCGTCGAATACCTGGAAGTCCGACATCACGGCCGGGTCGTCCACGAGGGAGACGCGGACCATGCCGTCCTTCTCGTCGTCGACGAGGACGCGGTAGACTGGTATGCCGTCGATGGTTGTCATAATTCGTGCAATTCCGCGGGGATAATAGCGCACGGGGGCGCGTTGGAAACACGTCCTAAAACGTGGCCTCCTGCACCCTCACTCTCTGCGCCCTTCCTGCGGCCTCTATGTCGCTCTGGAGGATGTAGACGCGGGACGGTGCGGCGGCGCGGTTCAGGCGCTCCACATCGCTCGCAGTGGACGTCTGGAGCACCTGCGGGAGTGCGGTCTGCACGGCCGGGGCGGTGGCAGCCATGACGGATCCTCCGGCGCTGCCCGCGCTTCCGAACTGCGTGGCGCGTATCTTCGCCGTGGTGGCGATGCCTGACGCGAGGACGCCCGCGGCGTTGGTGGCGGCGAGGATGCCCTTCGCGATGGCGCTGGGGATGGTCTTGTCGTTCCACGTCGCCCAGATCGCGGACGCCATGCCGGACAGCGTATTGATCCAGGTCTCCGCGATCTGGAAGCGCTTGGAGTTCTCGAAGGACCGCTTGTCCTTGTCGGCGGATATGTCGTAGAGGTCCGCGATGGCGCCGAGGACGTTCCCCACGCCTGCGGCGTACTCCTGCATGATCTTCACCTTCGCCTGCGCCGCAGCCTCGGCGTCCTGCACGTCCTGGCGGCGGATGCGGGCGCGCTCTTCGAGGGCATCCTGCTCTATCTGGACCTCCGTGTCGGCTATCTGCTGCTCATAGTCCAGGTAGGCGTCCAGGTCTCCGCGCTGGATGGCCGCCTGCTGGAACTCACGCAGGGCGGCGAGCCTCGCCTCGTTTCCCTCCTGCTGAATGCGGTACGACTCCTCCTGGCGCTTGCGCTCGTCGTCTACGGTGGCGGCGTTCACCGCCTGCCGGCGCTTCGCGTTCTGCTCTATGGCGGCGAGGCGCTCCTTCTCGCGCGCGAGGGCGTTCTTCAACAGCGCCGCCTCCGCCTTGTCCAGGTCGGCGGACGCCTTCTCCTTGTCCTTCGTCATGTCCACGACGACCTCCTCGAAGCCGTCCGAGACGTCCTTCGCCAGCGCGGATCCCGCGTCCTTCGCCTTCTTCCGGCTGCGGCTGGACACCACGCCGGAGATGAAGGTGTCGGCGGCGGTCTGCCCCGCCTCGAAGTTCGACTTGAACGTGAAGCCTTTGGTGACGGCCTCACCGATGGCCTGCCCGGCCGCCTGCGCGTCTGCCTTGATGTCCTTGAAGTTCCCCGTGAAGAGGTCGTGCAGTATCTTTCCCGCGCCTTTCGCCAGCTCGATGAACGTGCGGAAGGGCGTGATGAGGAACTGGAGGACGGCGTTGCCCACGCCTGCCGCGGCGGTGCTTATCTTCCGCAGCATCCCGTCCGAGCGTCCCGCGAGTTCCACGACCTGGTCCACGACCCACGATAGGGCGTCTGCTATCTTGTCGAGGATGCCATCGAAGAACTGCATCACCGGCTCCAGGGCCTTCAGCGCTTTCTGGAGCGCCGCGGTGGCCTTCTCGTTGTCCTTCAGCCCGTCGGCGATCTTGTTGATGAGCGGGGCGATGAAGGTGATGATGCCGATGATGGGGTTCGCGGACATGAGCTTGAAGGACTTGTCCAGCTGGTCGCCGGCCTTCTTCACGCTGCCCATGCTCGGAGGGAGGTCCTTGACGATGTCGTGAAAGCCGTCGAGGGCGGACTTGTAGTTACCGACGTTGCGGGTATAGTTGCCCTGCATGGCGTCCATCTCCTTCAGCTTGTTGTTCACGGTGTTAATCTGGGCCGCGAGCGCCTTGAACTGCGCCATTCCTTCCTCCGTGGAGGTGTCGATGGCGCGGAGTTGCGTCTTGTAGTCAGCCATCTGCTTGACGAGGGCGTTGTAGGACTGCCCGGTCCCCTTCGCCGCCTTCGACACGTCCTCCATGCTCGCGAAGGTCGCGTACATCGCGTCCTTCAGCGCCGCCTGGTTGACCTTCAGTTCGCCGAGGGTCTCCTGGTACTCCTCCGTCCCTATCTCCAAGCCTTCGAGGTTTTCCTTCAGGATCTTGATGTTCGCGCGGAGGTCCCCCACGCTTCGCACGGCCTCGCCGGTGTCAACGCGGAGGATGGTGATGGTCTCGATTTGTGTTTCTGCCATGATGCGTTAGGTGTTAGCGTTCTGGGTTACGGTGACGGTGACATAGTTGCCGGAGACATCGTCGTAGATCTTGAGGCTGTATGACCGCTGCGCTCCGGCGTAGCCGCGGGTCGCGATTGTCAGCGTCTCGCCGTTCACGGAGCCGCTCCCGGACAACGGGGTGGGATTGACCCAGAAGTACGGGCTCAAGCTCTCGACGTGCCAGGCGCGGGACGAGAAGACGGTGACGGTGGCCGGACGCCCCTGGCGCACGGTGACGGCGGTCGGATAGACGCTCAGGTCCATCGCGCTCCCCGCCGCCTGCGATACGGTCACGGTCCGGCGGAGCACTCCGCACTGGAACGTGACGGTACCGGTGCGCGCCGCTCCCGTGTTCGGGCTGACGCGCACGGTGACCTCCTGGTTGTTGCCGGAGTAGCCGGAAGCGGGCGAGACGGTTATCCATGAGTCGGACGTCCCGGCGGTCCATTCGTCGGACGCGGAGAGGAGGATGCCGTTTGTCGCTGCCTCGTTGCCGAACTCCAGGGTGTCGGTGTCGATGATGAACGTCTCCGGGATGTTCGGCGTCTGGAGTATCGTCGCCGACTGCGACAGCGTCGCATCGGGCGTCGACTGGAACGTCACCGGGATGGTCCGGATGTTATCCGTGTCATTGGGCTCGTGAATAACGTCCACGCGGAACGTCCCGGCGCTCCCGGATGCAGGGGTCACGATGACGCCCTGGACGTTGCAGACGGCCTCCCACGGGACGGAGCTCTCAACGACGAAGGGGGTGCTGACATAGCGGTATGATATAGAGACGACGCCGAAGGGCGTCACGCGCAGGAAAGCCGGTGCAGCCGCCTGCACTATCGTCACCTGCACGGACTGATACGGCCCGGCTGTGGTCTCGAACAAGAAGACGAAACTGCGGGACGCCAGCGACGAGGGGTTGACGGGCAGTGTGGCGACGACCCGGCCGCCGTCACCGCTTCCGGTGGTCCGGTCGAGCGAGACGTCCGCGTCCTCGTTCACGACCCGCCAGGAGGACGAGCAGTCGATGCCGAAGGTCGCGTTGGTGAAGTCGTAGGGGACGTCAATCGTGCCGAAGGGTGTCACGCGGAGGTAGTCCACGACCGCGGGGCCTGCCTGGCTGAGCGTGGGGATGGCCGAGAGACTGCCGGCGCTGCTCCGGACGATGAGGGAGAGAGTGCGGGATGTAGTGGCGGCGGACACCGAGACGCTCATCGTGGTGCTGCCGGTGCCGGAGAGCGTCGATGGCGTGAGACCTGACGACACGTTCGTGATGCTCCACGCGAGTCCGCTGGAGGCCACGATGCGCAGCGTCACGGTCTGGGCGCTCGAGTCGATGGACGTCTCGTCGAAGGACGCGGTCAGGGACGCCTGGGCGCCGCCTTCCTGGTAGATGTAGAACTCCGTCACGACGCCCGTCTCGGCGCATGTGCAGCGGATGACACCCTGACGGGCGGCGCCTGGGTTCGCGTCGATGTCGTAGTAGATATAGCCGTTCCCGCTGCGTCCCGTCCAGGGATAGTATTGCAGATAGGTCGGATGTATCCACGATTCGGACGTGGCGCAGGACCAATTCCCGTTACTGCCGACACTCGCCCCGTCCTCCAGGTGCGCGGCGGCGCTGCGGTCGTCCCAGTTGCGCTCCGAGAAGTCATCGTAGCGGTAGATGTTGGCGTAGTAGTCCGACCCGGAGGACGCGGCCTCCTGGTGCAGGTAGAAGGTGGCGGTCTGGCCGTTGCAGGTGACAACGACAGCGCCGTCCCTCGCCGCCCCGGTGTTCGCGTTCACATACATCGTCACGGACCCGTTCCCCGTGCCGCTGGTGCGGTTGAAGGACACGAAGGAGGGGTAACTGGTGAGGCTCCACGATGCCCCTCCGGTGCCTCCGACGTTCAGGGTGATGGTCTGCCCTGCGGCCGGTGCAGTGGCGCTGTCGTGGCTGCCGGAGTCCAGGAGCGTCAGCGTCTGGGCAGGCGCGCCCGCCTCCTGGTGCAGATAGAACGTCACGGGCTCGAATCCGGAGCAGCTGAGCACTATCGCCACCTGGCGCGCCGCGCCGGTGTTTGCGCTCACGGCCACGGCGAAGTTCCCGGTGCCCGTGCCGCTGGAAGGCGAGATGGCCGTCCAGTTCACGTCCGGACTCTCGGCGGCACTCCACGACGCCCCTGCGGGGACGGTGGCGACGAGCGTGATGTAGCCCGCGGAGGCGGGAAGGGTCGCGTTGTCGTTCCCCTGCAGGTCGAGCAGGGATATGGAACCGGTGCCGCCGCTGCCCGCCTCCTGCGTCACGGAGATGGTGACGAAGGTCGTGGGGTCGGAGACGAGGTAGACTCGCACGGAGGCGCTGCGCGCCGTGGCGCCGTTGCCTCCGGCGGAGAAGGTGATTCCGGCGGAGCTCGTCTGGGCGGTGAGCCATGACGGGACGTCCTCCGTCTGGAGCGCCCACGCTCCGGATGCCGTGACGGCCACGGGGAGCTGTCCGCCGTTGCCGGGGAAGGCGATGGCCGAAGGGCTCACGGAGATGGTGTCGGCGGGACGGGGATCCTGCGAGAAGGTCATGCGAACGATGTCGCCGTCCTCGTTGGTGAGCGTCACCGAGGCGTTCCGGCGGTCCGTGCCGGTGTTCGCCGGTGCGGCGATGGTTATGACGGTGGTGCCGGCGGGACCGGAGAAGTCCGAGATGTCCAGCCACATCGACTCCTGCGTGCGGCCGAGGGTCCAGGCGGACGTGGAGCGGACGGTGAAGGTCAGCGTCTCCCCCGCCGTGAGGAAGGCGAAGGACGCCGCCGCGGGCGAGATGCGGAGATAGTGCGCCTCGACGCTTCCGGGGCCGGTGTCGTAGGCCCTGCGGTCCTGCACCTTAACGAGCTCGATCTCGGTGAGGTCCCAGGACGTGAGGCTGTGGTTCCGGATGGCGTTCATCGTCCAGAGGGTGCCGTCGAGCCAGTAGAAGCGGCGCAGGAGCGCCTGCCCGACCGGAAGGCCACGGAGATCCGCCATGCACGTCAGGACGCGCGTGTCGGCGTTGTAGCGGTCTGCGAGGTACGCCTTCCACCACTTGCCGAAGACGGAGTTGTCCTCGCCGGTGGGATATGATATGCCGAGGACGGGACGCGCGAGGGGCATGCCCCACTCCAGGGAGTCGACGATGTAGCGGTCGGAGAGGACCACGCGCCGGAAGGAAGGGAGACTGGTGACGTAGGGACCTTCACCCGTGAGGTCCCAGCAAAGCGCACCCGCGAGGACTTCCATCGCGCCGTGGTCCTCGGTGATGTAGTAGCGCTTGCGCTGGTCGCCGGTGACGACGGGGGTGGGCATCATGCCGGCGAAATACACCAGCACGTCCCTCCCGTCGAAGTCCTTGTTCTCTGCCTGGTGCAGCTGGAGCTTCGGCAGCCAGTCGGCGCCGGGCGTGTCGGGTGTATCATAGACGATCTGCGGGATCTTGAACGCCGTACCGATGGAGTTTGTCCGGACGATGAACGAGATGGAGGTGTCACCGTTCCACAGCTCCTCCATGACGGTCTCGTAGAACGGGAAGTAGAGTAGGCGGTTAGAGGCGTTATAGTCAAAAAAGCACGAGGCGAAGAGGCGGTTGCTTTCCTGTACCTCCGCGGCGTCCTGGAAGACGATGTCCTGCGTCAGGACCTTCGTGGAAGCGTCGAACTCGTAGCCGGTGTCGATGCGCTGGATGGCGTAGCCGCGCCCGTAGTCGCGCTCGTACTGCTCCACGAACTCGCCCTTGCCTCCTTCGCCCATCTGGTACCAGCGCTTGTCCGCGAGGACGGGGTTCTGGCCGGTGTCCTGCGAAAGGTCAACGCGCGTCGTCAAGTCGATCGGGTCGAGGGCGCCCTCTCCGTAGAAGGTGGCGCGGGTGACGATGCGGACGGTCTTCGTGGCCGCGTCGTAGAGGAAGAGCAGGCCCCAGATCTTGCAGTAGGAGACGAGGTACGCCATCGGTGACTTCGACGCTGCGAGGACGTTGTTCAGGCACTCCTGCGAGAGGCGGTCCTCCGTCGCGATGAGCGGGAGCGTCCACCACATGTCCGCGTAGTCCGGGTTGTCGTCGCGGAAGAAGGTCGGGTCGAGGGTGACGGTGTAGCCGCCGTTGTTCCGGCTGTCGCAGATGGCCGTGATAAAGGCCTTGACGGACACCACGGGGCGCTGGAGATTCCAGCGGAGGTCGCACACCTCCCACTCCGTATGGGGCTTCTGGAACGTCAGCAGGGCGCAGCCGACGCCCGCCTTGTAGGTGTAGGTCAGGCCGTCGGAGAGGTACTCGTCCATGACGTTCTTGAACGCCTGACGGGTCACGATGGCGTGCGAGGCGTCGAAGTCTTTGGGGAGGCCGTTGTAGGCGGGCGCGAAGTTCACGATGTTCCAGAACGTCGCGGCGGGCGTGCTGCCGGCCAGATGGTACCATGCGTCGCGCACGGTGTCGGACGCCACGGGGGTGACGGCGAAGTCCGTCACGTCATTTCCGTTCTTATCCTTCCAGATGAGGTCGCGCAGGGTGCGCTCCTTCCCGTCCTCGGTGTTCGCCAGGGCGTAGAAGAAGCTGCCGAGCCCGCCGTAGAGCGTCACGGTGTAGGCATGGATGCGGCTGCGGCTGTTGACCTTGTCCAGGCGGCAGTAGCCCGCCTCCAGGACCGTCCCGTCCTCGTTGTAGAGGGTGAACGGCGTCTTGCGCGTCGGGTCGAACTGCGTGCCGTCGTAGCGGACGCCGAAGACCGTCTTGCGGTCCAGGCGGAAGGCTGCGCCGAAGACGGAGTTGTTCCGGCAGGTGCCGGGGAGCTGCACCTGGTGGCTGGAGGAGTTCACGACCGCCGTGGGGTTCGCGAGGTTCTCGCGGGTCCAGTTGTAGAGGATCCAGGAGTCGTCGCCGAGGTCCACCCGGCGTCCGGCTATGTAGAGCTGCACCTTCCGTCTCATCGCCTCGTGATGTCTTGCGCCAGCTGGACGGAGACAGTGTACTGCACCATCCTCGCTCCGCTGCCGCGGTAGGTCTTATATTCGCAGGTGGTATCGGTCACGATGACCGGGATGAGGGCCGGGACGGAGATGTCATAGAGCATGACGGTCGTGGATCCGAGCAGGTGGTGCATCCGTGCGGCCTGGGCGTCTGTGAGCCAGCCGGTGCGGAGCGTCCAGCGGCGCGTCACCTCGTTCGCGTACTCCACGGTGCCGCGGGTCTCCCTGCTGCCGTTGTCGTACTCCTGCTCCATCGTGTGGCGGTCATAGTCGTCCGATTGGGACGTGCTGCCCTCCATGAGCAGGGTGTCCCAGCCACCGAAGGCGTTAACGTATGCGAGGGCATAGCGTGCGCAGGCCGGCACGACCGGGTAGGTGACGCCGTTGAACGTCACGGAGGCGAGGTTGGAGAAGACACCCAGCGGGACGGATATGACCTGCGCCTCGGCGCTGGAGGCGGCGCTGACGGAGACGCTCTGGGACGTGCCGTTCTTGAAGTTCACGATAACGGTCTGCGCGGCTCCTGAGAGGACGGACGCGATGAAGGCCTGGGCGGCGGAGAGGCGTCCGTTCACCGGCGCGGCGAGGGCCGCCTGCGAGGTGTGCGCGTAGTCGTGCGACCAGTCCGCGACGAACTGGACGGTGTCGACGAGCACGCCGCCGGAGCGCACCTGGAAGGTGACGGCGGTGCCGTCCTTGCGCGCCAGGAGGTTCAGTGACGGTACGGCGTGGGAGAGGTAGTCGGCGCAGATGTCGTTGATGCGCACCCGCAGGGTGCTCTCGTCAGGGCGCCGGACCGCGTGGCCGGAGAATATGTCCGTGCCGCCGGTCTCGATGGTGTAGTCTGCCTCCTCGACGCTGCCGAGGCTGACAAAGTAGTCTTTCCAGATGGATGCGGGCATGTGTATGCGGTATTGGTCCGCCTACAAATAGCGAAGGCCCCCGCCGTGGAATCAGCGGAGGCCGTTTCCGTGCCCGCGGGCGCGTCTATCGCGCGGAGACGAGTTTCCGGATGTAGTTCGCGGTGTCGGCCGCCAGCGCCGCCGCTATGCGCTCCCGGTAGACCTTGTTCATCTCTTCCACCGTGTCGGTGAGGTCCGGCTTGCCCTCCGTGCCGAAGACCGCGATCTTCCGCTGGATGAGGAAGGCCAGCTGCTCAGGGGTCGGGAGTTTCCCGTTCTTCATCGGTCGCGGCAGGACGGGTTTTATCTGGATCCACTTCAAGATGGCGGCACGGGGAGGCCAGTGCGGCGCGGTGTCCATCTCCACGAAGCGCCAGTAGTCAGCCAGGTCCAGCTGCACCTCGTACGTCCCGCCGCTGTATTCGATGTGGACCTCGCAGGAGTTCAGCAGGGCGCCGGAGGCGATGCGGTCGTGGAGGATGAGGCGGTCCTGGTAGCGGTTGCGGACTTCCACGCCGTACTCCTGGAGCACGGCGTAGAGATTGGAGGTGTCGAAGAGTGTGTCCATGTCAGTGCGTCTTTCGGTATCGTTCAAGCGCGTCCTCGCGCCTTGCGTTGCGGTCTTTCGTGTAGCAGAAGATATTGAGCGTCTCCACCATCGTCTGGCGCCATACGTCGTCCCACGGGCAGCGAAGCGTCTCGCTCACCGTGTCGACGAGGGCGAGCCAGCCCCACTTCTGCGAGAAGGCGTCCGGAGCATCCTCCGCCCCTTCCGCATCGTCTCCCTCGCCTCCCTCCGGATGTCCCTCCTCCGGAGCTTCCGCGCGGCCCTGCGGGAACACGCCAGGATATGACGCGACCAGCGCATCCATCGAGCCAAAAAAAAAGCGGACAGCGCGACGGCGTCGTCGGCGCGCATGTGGTCGCGTATGGACGCCTGCACGTCCACGGGGTCGTAGCCGTCGCAGTAGGCGCGGCCGCGTGGCGTGAGCATGCAGGAGAGCAGTTCCACGGAGAGGGCGCGCTCCTTCTCGTCCATGCGGTCGGCGTAAGTCTTGAAGTCCACGAACTGCGCGGTGGTCATCGTGCGCCAGTCGCGGATGCACTCCAGCTCGAAGTCACCGCAAAGGTACCAGCGCTGCGGGATGCGCTTCGGCAGGTCCGCCTCCAGGAAGCGTGACGCGGCGACGCGGTGCATGTACTCCTCGATCGGGAGCGCGTATATGTCCTCGGCGGTGCAGCCGGATAGCGCGGCGAGGATCTCCGCCTGGCGGTCGAGCGGGTCTATGTCCTCCGGTATGGCTGCGAGCTTCAGGAAGACGCCGAGGGTGAGGTCGGAAAATGTGCTTATCATGTCAATTTGTTTGCGTTTGGTTCAATGTCGTTGGATGCGGCTGACGGCGTACTGGCCCTCCTGGTAGCGCGAGAGCGGCGACAGCGAGGCGTAGCGCAGGGCGTCGATGCCGTGGTTGAAGAAGTCGATCGGCTCGTTCGTGAACGTCCCGTCAGGGAGTTGCTTGAAGAGGTACTTCCGCCCCTCGTCGATGAGGTGGACGGAGCGGCGGGTGACGTAGATGGTCCACGCGCGGAGTTGCTGGATCTGCTCCCGGACCGTGGTGCGCTTGTCGCTTCCGCGTACGTCTGTGAAGCCGAACTTCTGGATCTCCTCGATGCTCTTCGGCTCCGCACAGTCGGCCCAGACGTTCCGGGCGCCGAGGGACCGCAGGGCGGCGGCGATGTCGGGGTTCTTCATCCCGGTCTGCCACAACTGCTCGTCCGCGTAGATCTCGCGGCGTCCCGTGTGGATGAGGCACCGGACGGCGGTCGTCGGGTCGTGGGTGAAGCCGAAGTCGACGCCCCAGGACTCCGTGAAGCCGGCGGGGTCCGGCATGTCGTCCACGATGCGGAAGTCGAAGATCTGGCCCTCGACCTGCCCGATGAGTCCGAGGCCGTAGACGCGCCACCAGTTCCCCGCGTTGCGGTTCGCCTCCAGTTCGCGCCGGACCTCGTCCGGGAGGTACTGGTTGTCGAGATAGGTGGAGTGGACGAGTTTGTAACGGTCGCGTTGCGGCAGGATCTCCGTCCCCCAGAAGGGCGCGGAGGGGTTGTAGTCGTACATGACGAGACCGGAGGTGCGGAGGATGAGCTGGCGCGCAGCCTCCCACGCCACGCGGTTCGCTTCGTTGATGACGAGGCGGTCGCGTCCGGGTCCGCGGAACTTCGCGGGGTTGTCGGCCCCGAAGAACTCGATGATGGAGCCGTTTGGGAAAGTGTAGATGCACTCGGAGACGCTCCAGGCCTCCTCGTCCCACCAGCCCTCGGCCTCCATGCAGTCGCGGAAGTCGCGGATGATGCCGCGCTTCAGGTGCGGCAGGGACTCCGAGACGATGGACGTGATGGTCGGCTGCTTGTCCGCATCCGCCAGGAGCATCTGGATCTGGCACTCGGCGACGGTCTTACCGGAACGCGCTCCGCCACGGTTGTCGACGAAACGCGGCCCGTCCGCGAGCGCGGCGCAGATCTTCTCAAATGTTCGCGTCGTCTTCATCCTTCGGCGGTGCCGGCTGTCCTCCGGTCTCCAGTGCGCGTCGCAGTCCCTCCGCGGCGTCTGGGTCCGCGACGGTGATGTTCACGCTTCCGAGGCTGCCGCGCATGTTCACGTCCTTCACCTGCTTCGGCTTTCCGAAGAGTCGGTCGAGGATGTCGGAGGTGTAGGCGACGGCCAGCTTCCCCATCATGCCCTTCGCGTAGACCTGGATGAGGTAGCCGAACTCCGGAAGGTCCTCGGCGACGCGCTTGAGGTATTCCGCGGCGGTCTTCTGGTCCGGCAGGGTGAGGGCGTGGTAGAGTGCCGCGTAGACCTTCTCGCGGGCGTTCTCCGGGATGGATTTGAGGCGCGGCTTCTTCCCCTTCCCCTTCGGCTGGTTGTCGGAGGTGAAGCGGTGGCCGATTTTATTTCCTTTCTCGAATGGCATGACGTTGTAACAATGTTGTTATCACAAGGGGCGGGCGATTGCGGTCCCGCCCCGCTTCGTAGTAGTGTCTCCACGTCCTGCGCCCGTTGTTAACGCAGGCCCGCTCCCGGCTGCCGGGCTGCCGTCAGCGGGGTTGTGGTTAGAACTCGTCCGGCATATTTCGTTTGTCAAGTTCCGCAACGATACAAAGTTCTCGTTCCGAGAGAATGAGGGCCGCTGCCTCACGGGCCGCTGCCTCACGGGCCGCTGCCGAACTGAAAAGGAAGCCGCCTCCGTAGAGGGACTTTCCCTGCTCTTTCAGGCAATCGAGGTTCTGGACCTCCTGCACCACATCCTTCCGTACATAATAGTCCTCGTCCCCCTTCGCTATCTTGGAGAGGACGGGAAGCGTCCAGAATTCCATCGGGTGGCGGTATCTGGAGAGTTCCACCTTGTCGCGGCTCTCTTTGTCCGCCTCCTTCACCGCGCGCCTCAGTTCGACGGGGATAATGATGCGGTAGTCCTGCACCTTCGGCAGGTTCGTCACGAAGGAAGTATTCACCACGGCTCCGTTCTCGTACGTCACGCCTTCCCCGCAGAGGACATACGTCACGTCCGCATCCTTCACCTTCAGGGTGAGGTGTGGGCCGAAGAGAAAGAAACGGATGCTGCGCTCCAGGTAGAAACGGACGATCTGGGCGTAGATTGAGAAGGGCGGATTGTCGAGGACGATGCAGCCCTCCGGGTAGTCGGCGTGCTCATAGTCGCCGCCAGGGTAGAACGGCCGCACGATTTTCTCGTGGTCTATTGGTCCGAGGACGGCGTCCACCCACTTCACGACCGCGTCATAGACGGGCGCCGGGGTGTAGCAGTCGTCGGTGGTAAGTTTCGGCTTGAACTTCTCCACGAACTCGTCGTAGCCTTCCGCGCCCTCGCGTCCCTCGGAGGAGAGGTGCATCTTCGCCGGATCCTGCTGCTCCGTGTCCCACGCCGGGACGCCGTAGTCCGCCAGCGGCAGGTCGTCCCACTCGTTGGCGAGGCTGTCGAAGTCCCACGAGCCGAGCGAGCCGTTGTCCTTCATCGCGCGCCGCTTGATGGTCGCGTAGTCGTCATCATCCTGGGGGAAGTACACCACGACGGGGACGGTCTTCACGCCGGACTCCCGGCACGCCTTCAGGCGGAGGTTCCCGCCGAAGACGACGTACTTCTCGCCCTTCCCCGATTCCGCCGGCACTGCGAGGAGCGGGCGGTCCTCCAGGAAGTCCGGGTCCTCGGTGATGGACTTGACGGTGCGGTTGACGTCGCCGAGGGTCCATTGGCGCGGGTTCTTCGGGAGCCACGGCAGGCGCCCGTCGTTCCCGACGAGTTTGGAGGTTACGATGTTCAGTCTGGCCTTGTTCATTTCTTCCGGGGTTTGGTAGTGGTTTTCTTCCTGGGCGCTGGAGCCGTTTCCGCGGCCGTGGCGGTGCGTTCGGTCTTGTCTGCGTAATACATCCGCCCCACGCGCTTCACGAGCCGCAGCAGGCACGGACCGCAGGTATAGTCCTGGCGCGTCTTCGTGCCGGTGGCGGTGTCCAGCGCGTCGTGCATGAGCGCAAGGGCGTCGCGTCCGGGGTAGGGACACCAGTCCGCGCCGACGGCGGTCTCGAAATACTTTTCAAATGGCGCCAGGGCGTCAAAGATCTCGTTGGAAAAGTTCATGATATTGCTTTTTAAAATTGGCGATGATGTCCGTCACGTCGTCATAGTGTGCGGGCAGGTCGAGCGCGTCCTGCACCCGCTGGCGCATGGAGGTGACGGTGGAGTGGTGGCGCGCGATGAGCTTGCCGATGTTGGCGTTCGTCCAGCCGTGGATGTTCGTCCAGCCGTCGCGGTTGGTCCAGCCGCACTTGTAGAGGTAGTACGCGATGATGGCGCGGGGCCAGTAGTCCTTCTGCGCCTTGCTGGATTCCAGCGTGACGCGGTAGCCTGCGGCCTCCATCGCCGTGCGCATGTCTTCGTATGTCTGCTCCAGTAGTGTCATTTTTGTGGAGTGATTTTGCCGATGAGGGCGGCGAGACCCTCGCGTATAAATAGCAGCAGCTGCTGCATTGGAAGTGAGAGGAGTGAGAGGGCGGCGGCTGTTGCGGCCGTCCAGAGTGAGAAGTCGTGGCGCACGAGCGCCCAGATGATGCAGCACCAGAACGTCATGCAGCGGGGGCAGTCGAAGGGCTTGATGTCGCGCATGAGGTCCGCGTCTGGTATGTGGAGGAGTCTGGCGAGTGCTGCGCGCCAGGACTCGGTGAAGCCGGAGACGCCGACGATGTAGACGGTGACGGCGGCGACGGTGAGGAGTTCGATGTAGATCATGCCTTTCCGTTGTAGATGTCCAGGATGCGCCGCTTGATCCGCAGGACCTCCTTCCGGGCGGTCATGTGCGAGAAGCCGAGCAGGCGTCCCAGGTTGTGGTAGTTCGGTTCGTCAATGTACAGCAGGATAATCGTGCGGTCCGCCAGCGAGAGACGCTTGTCGATGATGCAGCGCACGGCATCGGCGCGGTCGTCCGCGTCCTCCTGGAAGGGGGACGGGTCCCATGCGTAGTCCGGGCGGATCTCCTTCAGGCGCTCGGAGGCCTTGTGCAGGTTACATTCCATGCTGGTCGTCAATGTTGGTCGTACGGCGCCGGAAACGGAGCACGTCGCGGTCATAGTCGGTGCGCTTGCCGAAGAGCTGCGTCTTCACGACCCGGCGGATGTAGAAGTCGATGTCGCCCGTCTCCCAGAGGTCGCGGAGCTTCGCCTCGTCCATCTTCAGGAGGTGGAGGTAGACGATCTGCGAGAGGTCCTCCAGGTCGGCGTCGAGCTCCCTGCGCCCCGCGTAGAGCTGCGCGAAGCGTTCCACCCTGCGCTCCTTTCCGAGCGCCTCGACGATTCCGTTCCGGTCCATACGTTATCAAATAGCGTTTCATGCCGCGGCGGTTACTTCCTGCCGAATACGAGGAGGGCGGCGTCGCGTGCGTGGTTGGAGGTGCGTCCGGTGTAGCCGGTGACGTTGCGGAACGTCTCGGCGTCCCACTTGGTCGCTCCGGCGCGTGGCGGGACCATATCGAAGGGTATGCCCCAGTCGGTGAGCGCGTCCTGCCATATCACGCTGTCACGCTTGACGGAACCTGCGCCCATGAGCTTGCCGCGGTACTCGCTGGCGTTGCGTTCACGGGGCAGGAACTGGCGCTTGCGGGCGTCCTCGAAGTAGACGCGGACACCGCGCACCGGGTACTCCCACTCCTTGACGATCTCCATCGCTTTGTGGATCGGCACGGTGTCCAGCAATTCAAAGTGCTGGGTGTTCGTGTTCCATACCGCGATGCCGGTGTTCTTGCCTGGGTCTATTCCGATGCAGTACATGGTCTTGCGATCTTGTCCTCCTATGCGTCTGCTCCGTAGAACTGCTCCATCATTTCGTCCGCGAGGGACGTGCACCACTGGGCGACATCCTTCGTCCCGTAGGCTTTCAGTATGTCGAGCGGGGTGTTGTTGCAGATGTTTGCGGCGAAGATCTGCGCCATGCTGTTGCGCTGCTGGAGCATCGCCCGCGCCTGCTGGCGGAGCAGCTCCTCCTCCGTAGGCTTCGGCGGCTGCTGGAGGGTGTGTACTTTGGGGTTGGTTTTGCTCATAATAGGGTGATTATTGATTGGTTTACAATTTCCTCCATTTTTGCGAAGACGGCCTCGCGGACCTCCGGGTCCACTGCTGCGAGGGCGTCGCGGTAGAGGGTATTCCGGCAGGCGGCGTGAAAGCCGCGGATGAAAGCGGCGCGCAGTGGAGCGTTCCGGTCCGGCTGCGCGCGCTTCCATGTCTCGACGGTGTACTTCACCGGGTAGGCCTCCAGGGCCAGCCGATCCGCCTCATTCATGCGCCGCGGGGGTGTAGAGGTTCACGAGCTCCGCGATGGCCTGCATGGCCTCGGTGGCGGAGGCGATGGCGGCGGTGAGAGTGTCCAGCGCTCCGAGCAGCTGGTCCTGCACGGTGCCGGGGACCGCGGTCTCTTCAGGCAGCAGGCCTCCGTCGGCCACGGCGTCCGGGTTGCTGCGCCGGAACTCCGGGCGGCGGCGGTAGCCCTTCCGGTTGACGAGCTTCGACACTGCGCGCTCGTGTCCCGCCGTGGCGGGCAGCCCTATCTCCGTGAGGATCTCCTTGTAGGTCCACTTCCCTCCGCCGGGCTTGGTGGCGGATGCGAGGGCCATGATGGCGCCCTCGTAGGGACGGAGCGAGTCGGTTATGGTTGCGATCATGGCCGTGCGGATTACCAGGGGAGATCGTCGGGCTGGGGGTCCAGCGAGTTCGGGTCGGAGGCCTGCGGACGCGGGTACGTCCTCGGATTGGGCGCCTGGTAGCGCGGGTACTGCTGCTGCACGGGAGCGGCGGCAGGAGCCGGAGCGGGAGCCGCAGGGGCTGCGGGTGCAGGTGCGGGAGCTTCCGCGGGTCTTGCGGGGAAGGCGGACGGACGCGAGGCGTCGGCAGTGCCGCTGCCCAGGTCCTTCGGACGAAGGTCGCCGATGTAGATCTTCTGGCGGTTGGCCTTGTCGTAGATGGAGATGTAGTGGGTGTCGCCGTATTCGCCCGGCGTCTGGCGTTCTGCGACATCGATCCAGACGTAGGCGTTGCCCTGCTGATCGTACTGGACGAGGTCCTGGGGGATGGCGGCGAGTTTCAGCCGCCCGGATAATAGCTGTGACATGGTGTTAGATGATTATGGTTTTCGTTCTGGTTACTTTCCCGCGGAAGCCGCGGGCGCGGAGTTCGTCCGTCAGGTCCTCGTCCTTGTAGTCGATGAGGGCGGAGTTGTCCGGGGCGTCCTCCGCCGTGGGTGCCGGCGCGTCGGGAGCCTTGCCGGTGAGGATGTTCTTCACGACCTCCGGGTCGGCCGGCTTCAGCGCAAGGGGGGGGTCGGCCTCCTGCTCCTTCAGAATCTCGCGCGCCTCGTCCACGGTGACGCCTTCGGCGACGGCCGCTTCCTCATCCGCGAGGATCCGGAAGTTCTTGGACGGGTAGAGTCCGCGGAGCGGCAGTTTGACGCCGTGCGGGCCTTCCGCCTGCTGGTACTTGTTCACCGTGTAGGTGACGTTGTCCTTGACGTGCTGGATGCGGTCGCCGACCTTGATGGCGGCGCCGTTGATGTCGGTGTACTGGGTCTTCATGCCCAAGCGTAACATTGTCATGGCGGTATGGTGTTAGATGGTCTCTCCTTCGACGAGGCGGAAGTGGATGGAGGCCTGGCCCATGTGGAACCAGCGGTAGCCGTAGCCGTCGCCGTCCAGGTTGAAGCCGACGTTCACCGGCTGGATGCGCTTGTTCAGGGCGCAGATCCGGTCGCGTTCGGCAGTGAGTTCGTCCGCCAGGCGCTGCATCGCGCCCTCGGAGAGGATGTGGTTTTCGTACTTCTGCGCGTAGTGCGCGAGCTGCTTTTCGAGTGTCCTGCACCCCGCCGGGGTGTAGACTTCGGTGATGAAGAATCGGGTGTCCATTATGAGCGGGTTTTGTAAAGTTCTGCGAGTTGCTTGATGGCCTCGCGGCCGTAATCGTTCCGGGTCTCATCCAGGAAGGAGCGGACCGTGATGCTGTCCGTGGGCTTGTAGCCGTGCGCGCGGCACCATTCCTCGCGTCCTGCGCGGCAGGAGCCGGTGAGGGTGTGGTGCCACTCGAAAAGGTCGCCGTAGGGCGTGTCGAGGTCCGGATGGGTGTTTACAAAGGCCTCCAGGCGGTCCTCCAGGGGGCGGGACTCCATGTCCTTCGCCATCGCGTCTGCGACGGCCTGGTGAAGTGTATCGCCGTGCGCCCAGGAGTTATTGAAGCGTGCGATGTAGCAGGGACGCGGCGTGAGGTCCGCGCCGACGATGAAGCCCTGCGCGTGGTCTCCGTGGACGGATTCTATGACGGTGGGAAGGCTGTCGATGTAGTGGATCTTCTTTCCGTTGATCGCCTTCCACTTACCGTAGCCGTAGCCGGAGCCGTAGCCGTTGCCGTCGCCGGAGCCGGAGCCGTAGCCGTTGCCGTAGCCGTAGCCGTTGCCGTCGCCGTAGCCGGAGCCGTCGCCGTAGCCGGAGCCGGAGCCGGAGCCGTAGCCGTTGCCGTAGCCGTAGCCGTTGCCGTCGCCGTAGCCGGAGCCGTCGCCGTAGCC